TTTGATAGCAAGAGATTTGGTTCATTAAATCCAAATTATAAAGGTGGAATTAGTGCATTATATCAAGAATTAAGAAGAAATATTAAACAGTGGAAAATAGATAGTGTTGAAAATTCTAATTATGTTAGTTTGCTTACTGGTAAGAGGTTTAATGATATTCATCATCTATACTCTTTTGATAACATAGTTAAAGATACTTTAGAAGAAACTGGACTACCGTTGTATGAAGACATTTCTTTTTACTCTGATGAAGAAATAAAATTATTAGTAGATAAATGTCTTGAAATTCATTACAGATATCCTTTGGGTGTTTGTTTAGAGGAGAGATATCACGCCAAATTCCATGAAGAGTTCGGATATGGTGGTAATACTGAAGAACAATTTTATGAGTTTCTAGATAATTTTTATAGTGGTAAATATAAATATTTAGAAGAAGTTAGTTAATAATTAAAGGAAGTGACCTTGTGGCAGGAAGACCTAAGAAAGTGGCATCTGTGGGAATAGTGCCACAAACAAAAGAGAAGATTTTATTTAAGTGTGTATGCTGTACCAAAGAAAAACAAAAAGATAAAGAATTTTATAAGTCAAATTCAATAATTCTTAAAGGTAATGACCAAAGAATGGTAGTATGCAAAGAGTGTGTAATTGAATTGTATTCTTTTTTAGTAAATAATTATGAAGATACAAAAATAGCTTTATATTTTTTGTGTAGATTGTTAGATGTATATTTTGATTCAAATTTATATCCAAGCGTAGCACAACAAGCGACAAATGGAAATACAAATATCGCTGGAATATATTTTCAAAAAATTAACAGTTTGCCTCAATATAGTTCAAAAACATTTTTTGATTCTACTCTTATTGACGTAAGTGGAGAAAAGAATATATTTGAAACAGGAATAAATATTGAGTTTAACGATGAAGACAAGAGAAATAAAGAAGATGTAATTAGAATGGTAGGATATGACCCATTTGAAAATGAAAATCCATTAGATCAAAAAGCTTTATATAATTCATTAGTAGATATGCTTGACGAATCAACGCTTGAAGATTCATTTAAATTACCTATAGTAATAGAGATAGCAAAAAGTTTTAATCAAATAGATAAAATAAATCAAGCATTGGCACTGATGACTAGTGATATTGGGTCGGTACAAAGTCAGGTTGGTGGGATTAAGTCATTATTTGAGGCAAAAGACAAAATGTATCGTGCAATTCTTGCTATGGCAAAAGATAATGGTATATCTGTAAATCATTCAAATAAGAAATCCAAGGGTGCTGGTACATTATCTGGGATAATGAAACAACTTCAAGAAAAAGGATTTATGGAAGTAGAAGTAAATCTTTATGACATCGAAACATGTCAGGGAATTAGACAGGTTGCAGATATGAGTAATGAAAGCATAAGGAAACAATTACAATTTGATGAAAATGATTACAGTGCAATGATTAATGAGCAAAGAGAATTAATAGAAAAGTTAGATTCCAAAAATATAGAACTTGAAGAAGAATTAAGATTGTTAAAAATAAAATCAAATGTGGTGACATTAATAGATGGATAAAAAAATGATGTCACAGAGAAAGATTGATGGATATTTAAAACTTGCAGAAATCATTCAATGGGGTCGTAAATGGCCTCTGAGGTTCGTGGAATTAATGTTTGGAATTGATCTTTTAGATTATCAAAAATATGTTTTTATGGAAAGTTGGATGACTCCATTTTGCGTTTGGTGCATGGGCAGAAACGGTGGGAAAACTACATTGGGATCTCCATTCATAATGTCTAAGTCACTACTTATACCAAATTTTAATACATATATTCTAGCTGGCGTTGGGTCGCAAAGTCAAGAAATGTTTATGAAAATTGAGAATATCGCAAAAAATAATATTGCATCCTTTACTGGTTTAACAGATGTTTTTTTAAATGAAACAGTAAAGTCTGCTGCAAATACAGATGGGTTTACTCACAACCCTGCTAGTTTTAAATGTTCTCTTTATAATGGTAGCACAACTTATTCACTAAACGGTGCGGTTGACTCAAATCGCTCAAAACGCTCAAATTTAAATTTTTACGATGAGTCAGGATTCGCTTCAGACGAATTATTTACAACTTCCGAACCTTTTACAACTCAAAATGCAGACTTTAAATTAGGTGGAGATATTGATGTTACTTTGTACCCAAAGCAATTTCCGAATCAATTAATATATGCATCTTCGGCATCTAGTATTGATACATATTTCTTTAGAAAATACAGGGATTTTAGCAAAAAAATGTTTTTAGGTGATAAAAGATTTTTTGTTGCAGATATTAGTTCGGATATTGTAATGAATGCTACATATAATGGTAAATTATATCCAGTTGCATTATTAACTCAAGACAAAATCGATTCTGCAATGCGAGAAAATAAAATTAAAGCCGAACGAGAGTACAAAAATATTTTTACTACTGAGGGTGGCAATAATCAAATTATAAAACGTGCAACCATTATAAAAAATTCAGAATTACGAATTCCGACTTTATATAACAATACTGGTGGAAAATTTGGTATTATGTATGATCCTGCCCGTTCATACGACAATTCTGTATGTGTAGTGGGTGAATTTATTTTAGACGATATTGTTGGATACAAGTTAAAAATTAGTAGTGGTGTAAGTTTTGTTGATGTTGCTAAAAAGAAGAAAACTCCAATGAGAACTCCTGAACAGGTAGATTTAGTTAAACAGATGATACTTGATTACAATGGCAAACAAGCAGCAGACTATGAAAATCTTGAAATATTGGGAATCGATTCGGGGTCTGGAGGAGCTGGAGTAAATATTGCTGATTATTTTATGGAAGATTGGATAGATAAGCAAGGAAATAAACACAAAGGATTAATTGATAAAATAGAATCTGCAGATTATATATCTAAATTTCCTAATGCGATTGATAAACTTAAATTAGTTTCTCCCCAAAAATACAAAAAACATCTTTTTGAAGCTTTAATTGAAATGATAAATTTAGATTTAATCTCTTTTCCTGAAACATATGATGGCAAAGGTTATTTAACTATAAATGAAACAGAAGGAGAAGAAATAAAATCAAGTATATACAAATTATCTTTTGAGGAAGAAATGGCGTTAGTGCAAATTGATCTTCTTAAAGAAGAACTTGTTAATATTTATAGGTTTGAAAGTTCAAATGGGAATTGCAGATATGATTTGCCATCAGACAAAATACATAAAATGAATGACGATAGGGCATATGCTTGTGCAATGTTGGCATGGCATTTATCGGAACTGAGAAGAAAGAATATAACTAATAAAAAACGTCCAACAAATATCTCCCCATCATCCTATTTCGCAATAGCAAATAAATCAAGCAGAGCAAGACGTTAACACAATCACAATAAACAAACAGAAAGGAGGTTCATCCTTGTCAGATCAAAACAAAACTCCATCATCTTCCCAACCCCTCTCCCCCAATCTATTTGCCTTAAAAGAATCATGGGAACCATCAAAATCAAAAAACTTCTCCCTCTCTCGCATTGCATCATTTTTCTCAAATAAAAGATCAACAAAAAACAGTAAAAATATAACAATAGATAAAATAAAATTGTGGTTAAATAATCCAATTAAATTTCAAACAGAAATTCTAGATTTATCTGATACATTGTATGCACCTGAAGGAATATATAAGACTTTAGTTAATCTAACTTCTAATATGGCAACTCTAGATAATTATCTCCAACCAACAAAATCTACAATGAGAAAACTTAATTTAGAAATAAAAGCAAAAACTGAGTTTGATGAATTAGGTAATCTAATAGATCAAGAAATTTTTGATAAGATTTTAAATAATTTTGAAAATGAATTTGATACAGTTAGGAATTATGTTGAAAATATTGATATAAAGAAAACTGGAAGAAGAATAATTGAAAGTATTGTTAGATATGGTGCATATTGTGGATTTGAGAAAAATGATGGAGACTTTCCTTATCTATGGGACTTACCAATTAAGTATATTAGGCTTTATTCAATTAAAAGTGGACAATACAAGGTGGAATTTAACTTCAAGTATTTTGATGATTTAACAAGAGATAATGAATTATCTGAATTTGCTTGGGGAGTATATCCTGCTGAATTTAAGTCTCTATATGATAGATATAAAAAGAATCCAGACAAATTGAGATATCCAGAATGGCAACCTTTGCCTAATGAAAAAGTTTGCTGTATTAAATTAGGTGGAGATAATGATACTTTCTTTTTACCATTGTATAGTCAATTATTTACTGAATTATTTTTGCTTAATGATTTGATTGATGAAGAGATAGAGTCTTCTAGGGATCAAAAATTAAAAATGGTCTCCATTAAATTTCCGACAGACGAAGAGAGTGGTATCCCATTGGTAGAACCAGAAGTCGTTTCTTCCTGGGTGGACGTTGTAAGTCAAGGTTTGCCAGAGTCAGTTTGCGTTGTCGGTAGTCCGTATAAATTAGAAGAAATTTCTTTTAAAAGTGTTCAAAATGAAAAAGAATCTTTAGCTGAATTTGCTAAGTCAATGGCTTATATGCAAGCAGGAGCAAATCCACTGCTTCTCGGAGGTAGTTCAACAAATTCTTCAGTAGGTGTAACTCAGAATTTAGTTTACATACAGTCTAATGTATTTAACATGCTTGACAAGATTCAAAGTTGGTTTAATTATAGAATTAGCAATGTAAATTTAAGGAAAAAATATACATTTAAACTAAATATATGGAAAATAACTTGGTACAATCAAAATGAGCAGATTGAGCAGGAATATAAATTGACTACAATAGGTGGGTCATTTTCTATACTTTCAAGTAAGGCAGGACATAACAGTAATGATTATTTAGCTAGTCTTGAATATGAAAATTTAACAAAATCAAAAGAATCATGGATAACTCCTATTAATATGAACCAAAATTCTGGTAGTCAAGACGATATTGGTGGAAGACCAACTAAAGCAGATGGTGATTTAACTGATGGTGGGATTATTAGCAAAGACAAAGAAAATAACAAACGATAAAAGGTTTTGTGGCTAGATCGACGGATCGAAAAGAAGTTTCCCTACTTCCTGCCACTTTTATAATTTAAGGGATTTCTATATGAAGGGAGATATAATATGAGTAATAAATTAGAAACAAATGATGTTAGAATATATTTGAAGTCATTTGGATATGAACTGATCAGTAAAGAATATACAGGGAATAAAGGAATACTTATTGTTAAAGATAATAAAGGTTATTATTATACAATTGTTTGGAATTCATTTCGTGATGGCGTAAGACCAAAATTTGTGCATTCATCTAATCCATATTCTATACAAAATATAAAACTATTTTTAAAAAATTATAAGAATAAATATACTTTAATATCTGATGAATATAAGAATGAAGATTCTTATTTAATTTTACGTGACGTTGATGGATATTATTATAATTTAACTTGGAGGATACTACATAAAAATATTGATAGTAATCATGCTTTTGTTAGTGAGAAAAATATTTATTCAACTCAGAATATTAAATTATTCTTAGAAAGTAATAATCTTAATTTAATACTATTAAATAAATTTAAAAATAATAAGGATAAATTAATTTTATTAGATAAAAATGGATACACATATGTAAGAACTTGGTCAGATTTAAAAAGATTAAGTAATTTTCATATAGCAGATGATAGTAATCCTTATTCTATCCAAAATATTAAATTATGGTGTAAATTAAATAATAAACTTTTTGAATTAATAAGTACAGAATATAAAAACAACCGTAAAAAACTCCAATGGAAGTGTTTAAAAGAAGAGTGCGGAGAAGAGTTTTATCAAGCATGGGATAATATTTCAAGTGGTTGTGGTTGTTCTTTTTGTGCTAGTAAGCAAGTAGGTTTATCTAATTGTCTTGCGACTAAATTTCCTGAAATTGCTTCGGATTGGCATTCGACTAAGAATGGTAAGTTAACTGCTTTTGATATAACTTATGGTAGTGAAAAAGATATCTGGTGGCAATGCAAAGAATGTAACCATGAATGGATAGCAAAACCAAATAATAGAACAGGTTCGAATACTGGTTGTCCAGAATGCAATAAATCTAAAGGAGAAAAAGAATGTAAAAGAGTTTTTATTTATAAAAAATTTATTGAAATTGCTCAAGATGATTATGATAAATTGTTAGATATTGATAAACATAACAATACATATTTCATACCTCAAAAAACATTTGAAGGACTTATAGGGCTAGGTGGAGGACTACTATCATATGATTTTTATTTGCCTAAATATAATCTTCTAGTAGAGTATCAAGGCGAATACCATGATGGAACTGTGAAAAACCAAACTAAAGAAGACTTTGAAAGACAAGTTGAACATGATAGGCGAAAAAGAGAATACGCCAAGGAAAATAAATATAATTTTCTGGAGATTTGGTATTGGGACTTCGACAACATAGAAGCAATACTAACAAAAGAACTAAACATATTATCAAAAGCATCATAAATAAAACAAAAAGTAGGTGATCACAATATTCATATATTGTTTTGATGAACAAGAAAAAATAAAACTTCAATCACAACAATTAAAACTTTTTCAAGAAACCCATATTGATAATAAACAATGTTGGGTTTTTGCTATTGATACCAACAATAAATTTAATTTTAATCATATTGATAAGAGCAAATGCGTTGTTAGTAATAGAATAATGTTTTAGTTTATAAAATAATAAAGGTGGTGAAAAATTGAATAAGCATCCTAGTTTAAAAGTAAAGTTTAATAATGATTTTACACAACTTAATAACTCCGAGTTTGTTGAAGGTACTGCTTTGATTGCATATCAAGGTGATAATAGAAATTCTTCAGATATTGTAGAATTAGCATTTACTAATGCAATGCCAAGTTTATCTCTAATTCCTATAGTTGGAAATTGGTTGCCTGAAAAACAAAATTTTGGTGGACACGATATTGCAATTGAATGGCAAGGAAATACTTTGGTATTGAAGGACAAAACTGTTCCTTATGGTGTAGTTAAAGAGAATCACAATGCACAATGGGTTGAACTTGAAGATAATGGAGTAATACATAAATATCTTCAAGCAGATGTTGTCCTTTGGGCAGGTAGATACCCAGATCAGATACAAAAAGTTATAGATGACGGAATTAACCAAAGCATGGAAATTTCAATTAGTGACTTTACTATTAAAGAAAATGGTAATTTTCAAATAAATTCATTTGAGTATTCTGCACTTTGTTTATTAGGTAAAGATATAGATGAAAATGGTGAAGTAGGCGTTGATAATGTTGAGCCTTGTTTTGAGCAAGCTTCAGTTATTATAAATAAATATAATTTTAATGAACAATTTAAATCTCAGTTTAATAATTTACTATTTGAGTTTAATAATCAAATTAGTGAATTAATTAATAATCCCCTGAAAGGGGGTGATACAGAAACAATGAAAAATAAAGGAGGTAATACAAAATTGGATGAAAAATTGGAATTATTACAAAAATACAATCTAACTTCTGATGTGTTAAATTTTAGCATTGAAGAACTTTCTATTGAACAATTAGAAGAAAAGATTGTGGAACATTTTGCTCTATTAGCTTCTCAAAAACAAGAAGAAATTGCAAATGCTTTAAATGTGGAGAAGTATAGGGACAGATGGGGAGATGAGCGTTCAAAATACTCTTATGTTGATAACTCAGAGATAGAAGTATTCGCTTATGATAGACAAGACAATTATAATCTTTATGGTTTTATGTACTCTATGAATGGTGATAGTGTTGTAGTTGACTTTGCGACAAAAAAGAGGAAGAAGTTTGAAATTGTTGATTTTATTGATGGAGAAGCTGTAGCTATGTTTAACTTATTCCCTCAAGAAGCAATTGATTATGCAGTAAGCGATAAAGAGAAAGAGTTAACAGAAGCATTTTCAAAATCAAACGATAGTGATAATATAGGTGCAATTACAGAAAAATTTAATACAATCCAAACAGAAAATGTCGAAATTACAGAAAAGTTCACTGCTCTTGAATTGGAAAAAGTTGAAATTCAGACAAAACTTGAATCTATTACAATTGAATTTGAAAAAGTTAAACCTGAATTAGAATTGATTCAAAGTAAATATTCTGCACTTGAATCAGAAAATGAAACTCTCACTCAATCCAATCAATCTCTACTAGAATTTAAATCAAACACAGAAACAGCACAAGCAGAATTATTCGCTCAACAACAACTTCAACTCAAAACAGAATTAGTAGAAAACTTTTCTAAGGTGTTGACTGCCGAAGAAATTAAATTAGTACAAGATAAAGACCTTTCTACTGAAGAAATGGAAAAAGAGTTCAAGCTAATTTATGCAGACAAAGATTTGCAAGCAAAATTCAATAAAAAACCTAAGAAAATAGAAACAGAAATTCCATTGAATAGTTTTACTTGTAAAAAGAAAGATGATTGGACATCTTGTATCAAAAAATAATTAAATTAATTAGAAGGAGG